GGGCGACGAAATGAGCGAAGCAATCACGCTGGAGCGGGTGCAACAGCTGGTCACCCGCGGCCCGTATCATCAGTGGCTGGGGAAAAGGTAGGGGGCGGTAAGCTTCCCAGCCGCCCGCACAGCCTGTCGCTTTTTCCTTGTTTTGTCGGCAATTCACGTCTATACCTTCTGTCGTTGACGTGCAGCAACGAGCAGTGCCCGGGAGCCCATGGTCTTCCCAGGTACTTTCAGAGGGGCAAACTCATGCGATTCACCACGGCCAATATCCGCACGCTGGCGCTGTCGCCCGGCAAGGCGGAGGAGATCATTTTCGACGACGACGTAGCTGGCTTCGGCGTGCGCATCCGCGCGGGCGGTTCAAAGACGTTCGTCTACCAATACAAGGCGGGTGCGAAGAATCGCAGGATGACGCTCGGGTCCGTCACCGCCATCGATGTCGGCAAGGCGCGCGATACCGCCAAGGACCTCTATGCCAAGGTGAGGCTCGGGCAGGACCCGCAGGGTGAGAAGATCCAGTCGAAGATCGAGGCGGCGGAAACCTTCAAGGCGGCGGCTGAGGATTTTCTCGCCTACAAGAAAACCGAGGTTCGTCCTGGCTCCCACGTCGGCATGACCCATCACTTGATGGTGCATGCGCGCTCACTGCATCACCTGTCGTTCAATAAGATCGCTCGCAGTGACATCGCGCAGGCCGTCAGCAGCGTGGCCAGGAATGCCGGGATCCCGACTGGCAACCGGGTCCGCTCGACATTGTCGAGCCTGTTCGCATGGGCAGTCGCGCAGGGCAGGCTGGAGCACAACCCCGTCATCGGCACGCGGCCCAACAAGGGCGAGAAACCTCGCGAGCGCGTGCTCAAGCCACATGAGTTGCGGTTGATCTGGAATGCGCTTCCCGAGCAGGACCAATACGGCTCGATCGTTAAGCTATTGATGTTGACCGGCCAGCGCCTGAGCGAGATTGCGGGGCTGCGCTGGTCGGAGATCCATGGCGACGTGATCGAGTTGCCGGCCGAGCGCGTCAAGAACGGCAGGCCGCATACTGTTCCGGTCAGCCGGGCCGCGGGAGCGATTCTCGCAGCCCAACCGCGACGGGGCGGTGCGGATGGCAAGATCCGAGACCCGATCTTCGGCTACGCCGATGGACCTTACGGCGGTTGGTCGCAGAGCAAGAAGCGGCTCGACAAAACCATTGCCAAGATTGCGGGGGAGCCGCTCGCGCCGTGGGTCATCCATGATTTGCGACGCACGGCCGTCACTGGAATGGCCGACATCGGCATAGCGCCACACATCATCGAAGCGGTGGTCAATCACCTCTCGGGGCACAAGGGCGGCATCGCCGGCGTCTACAACAAGGCAACCTATGCCAGCGAGGTGCGCGCTGCATTGGAGACGTGGGGAAACCATGTCATGGCGATTGTCGAGGGTCGTGACCAGCCGAGCAATGTGACGGCGTTCAGACGCGCGTGATGTGATGATGTCTGTGTAAGTGTTGGCCCGGACAGACGGGTTCGAAACGATCTGTCCGGGCCGATGGAATCACACCCGAGGGAGGGTGCGAGATGCCTTCCAAGAATAATCGCCTCGAACGGCTACAACAAGCCCTGGTATTCGCAGAGCGCCAGCACGCAGAAGCGTTTGAGCGCGAGGGTCAGGCGCAAAACCCAACAGACTGGATCAGGCGGCTCACGCTCGACGAGGAGAACAACCAACCGCCGGAGTCGGATCAGGACGATTTCACATGGTCCGCAAAGCAGAAGGCTGCCCACTACACGCGGGAGAAGATGCGGGAGCAGCACGAAGCCGTCAGGAGCAGTCCGGCGGTGCAGCAAGCTCGCCGACGACTGGACGAAGCGTGGGCCGAGGTGAGGACCGAGCGGGCGCGAATCGGGCGCAGGTCAGCGCTCAAGCGCGCTAAAGAGGAGCAACTCAAAAAGCTCGCAGCTGAGGAAGCGCAGAAAAAGGCCGAGCGTGATGCCGCCCTCCTGCACGAGGAAAAGGAGCGGCGTGCCAAAGCCGCTAAACAGCAGCAAGGCCGACGACGCGGTCGCAAACCCCCATACGATTGGCCGGCAATGAAGGACTATGCCCTGGAGTTGCTGCAAGAGAGGGGCGATCCAGAGGAAGAGCACCAGGCAGAGGGGTGGCGCTCCCAGACCGACATGGGGAAGGCAATCCGGGCCCGCATGAAAGAACCCAAGCCGGACCTGAGCACGGTGATTAAATATGCTGTCCGATGGCTGGCGGAATGGCGCGAGAATTGTGCGCAGACATCTAACAACTCGGCTAAGAAAGCCCCGTAGATTGCGACTTTTTGCTTGCGCGTAATTCAATTACGCGCAATTCGGCGCAATTCCGCGCAGACAGCAAGCATCCCCACGGCCATATCCGTGCAGCAAGTCAACTTGCACGGACGGCCCCAATGCCTTCTCGCCTCTCAGCCCTCGAGCTGATCAAGAATTTTGACGAGCTGCCCGACGATGCAGTCGTGTCGTTGGAGGTCTCGCGCATCATCCGCGGCGGTATATCGGAATGGACAGATCGGCGAAATCCCGATCCGAGACTCCCGCGCATACCGATTTCCCTGAACCGCTTTGGCCACCGCGTCGGCAACATCCGCGCGGTGGTTCGCGGCAACCATCGACCAGATTCCATGAATCCCGCGTAGCGCGTGATGCGCGTCTGGGCGCATCCCAGACAAGGCAGCGGCGAGGGCTGGAGACCCTCGCCGCCTGCAAATCCAAGGAGAACTGTCGTTATGCCGACTGTATATGGCAAGAGCCGTCCCGCTTTCAAGCGCTTTGTCTACGATGACGGCGGCCGAGCCGCTGCCGGCTTCAAAGGCACGACAGGTGATTGCGCCTGCCGCGCTATCGCGATCGCAACCGGCAAGCCCTATCGCGAGGTCTACGATGGGCTCAATGGTCTCTGCGCCCTTCTTTGTCTGAACCGTGGAGGCTGTGCCTGGCTTGGGAAGGTCAGGGGCACCGTCGGCTCTGAAACCGGCATTACTGACCAAGTCATCCATCTGTATCTCAGTCCGCTGGGCTGGCAGTGGACTTCAACAGATGACCACGCCACCCATCCCTATCTCAGTTCGGTGGGCTGGAACTCAGCTCCAACAAAGCCGCCGCGACTGCACAGGTGGGATTTGCCGACCGGCCGCCTCGTCGTGCTCGTCCGCAAACATCTTGTGGCCGTAGTCGATCACGTTGTCCATGACCACGGCGAGCACTGGCGCGGTCGTCGCGCCGTCTACGGCTATTACAAACAGAACCCATAGGAGAAACATCGATGCCAAAAACACTCGGGGCTAGCCCCAAAGTTCAACGCGCTGCTCAGCGGCTCGTCGAATATCTGGAACATGACGAGTATCGCGATTTCCTCGGCGAGCTCCCACGCGATCACATCTTCCACGCGGTTCGCACGGTGCGCGACTGGCTCGGCATGGCGCCGCTGGATGCAGACGAAGCGGCGACCATCGCCGATGCTAGGGCCGAAGCCAGGGAAGAGAGGAGAGCGTCATGAGACACAAGAAGTTCAAGACCGTCGCCGGCTATCTGCGCAGCTGCGGCGAGAATTTGGCGTACAGCGAGTTGCCAAAGGACAAGGATCAGCGGATCGCGGCGGTACAAGCCGGCCAGCGCGATATCGTCAACAATCTGCTACCACAGATCGGTCTCACGCAACGCATCGAGGCAAGCGAAAAGCCGCTCGATGGCATTGCGCGATTACTGGCTCAAGGCGGCACTACGCAACAGATTGCTGCCTTGGAAGCGTGTCGGCGTTGGCTGAAAAATTACCTCATCGTGCTCAGCGCGACCGTCATCCCGCAGGTTAAGACTGCGCAAGGGCGCGTCAGCTATCACGTGTATGGCTTCAAGCGCGACGATACCAAGTCGCACGTGCAAATCATTGTCGACGCCGAAGAACTTGGAGGCGAGCGACCGCATACCATCGCGCAGCGGCTCGCGGGACCGGACTACTGCTTCCACGCGAGCAGCAACATCAACGTGCTGGTGCCCGACGCTGCCAAGAACATCCTCTTCACATCAGACGAAGAGCTGTACGCAATGGTCCCCGAATTGAATCCCGGCCAGCGCCGGCGTGCATCTAGGTGAAGACATACCCGACTGTCGTTGAAATCGGACGAGCGGGACGCATGACGGCCAGTGGCGGGGCCGAACAACGGAAAGGCACTGTGCGGCCGTTCGTCTGGATTGGATGTTTCCGTTCAACGGTGCCAACCGCCACACACTCGCATCAGATGGAAAAATACAATGACCATGATCGCACAACATGCTGACGACCGTACCGTTAAAGAGCAAGCTCGTGAAATTCGTTACCTTCAAGAGCAGGTGGAATACGTTTTTGGCGCTTGCGACACTCTCGGCGAGCTCGAGGGCCGGATTGGAAACATTGAGGAGCGATTAGACCTGGTTGTCGATGTTCTTCGCGATGTTGCTGACAATCTCAAAAGTCTCGCCGGCATCCTTCGCGAAACCGTGAACCCGGCCGCACCATCGCCGCTGTCTACCTCGGTTTCGAATGGCGGAAGATCTGTTTCCAAAAAGAAACCAGCGCAAAAACCGAGGACATAGAACATGGGTCGCGCCTCACGCGATAAAGGCAATCGTACCGAGCGCGCGATCGTGCGCCTGCTGCAGGATCGCGGCTTTGCTGCCGAGCGCGTGCCTCTCAGTGGCGCTTCGCATGGCCGCTTCGGTGGCGATGTGTCGGTGCCAGTTCTCGGCATCGATCGGCGAGTCGAAGTGAAGTGTCGTGGCAATGGTTTCCGCGAACTCTACAAATGGCTCGAGGGCGCTGACTTTCTGATTGTGCGCGCGGATCGTCGCGAGTTGCTGGTTGTCATTCCATTCAACCTAGCTGTCGAAATTGCAACGACAGCGGAGCGCGCCAAGAAGGGGACACCATGAAAATCATTACAGCGGACGAGCGTCTCGCTGAAAAGAGCGGCGTGAAGCTTCTAATCATAGGGCCGAGTGGCATTGGTAAGACTAGCCTATTGCGCACGCTGAGCGCAGAAATGCTCGCGACGACGTTGTTCGTCGATATTGAGGCTGGCGATATTGCCGTCGCCGATCTTCCGGTCGCGAGCATACGGCCGCGACGCTGGGAAGAATGCCGCGACCTGGCATGCGCGCTGGGCGGCTTCAACCCGGCCCTGCCGGCTACCGCTTGCTACAGCGAAGCTCACTACAACCAGGTCATGCAGAATAGCGAGCTCGCTCAGCTCGCGTCCTATCAAAATCTATTCGTCGACAGCCTGACTGCCGCTGCACGGCTTTGCTTCACCTGGTCAGAGCAGCAGCCAGAAGCCGTCACCGACCGCGGCCGCAAGGACCTGCGTGCGGTTTATGGGCTGCACGGCAGGGCCATGATCGGCTGGTTGAATCAACTTCAGCACGCCCGGGGTCGCACCGTTTGTTTCGTAGCGGTGCTCGAAAAGAACGTCGACGATTTCAACATCGCTACATGGCAACCGCAAATCGAAGGCGGAAAAACCGGACGCGAGCTGCCTGCAATTGTCGATCAGATCATCACTATGGCCTTAGTCGACTTCGGCGACCGCAAGCCGGTGCGCGCGTTCGTATGCACGAACCCAAATGCTTGGGGGTATCCAGCCAAGGATCGCTCTGGTCGGCTCGATCAGTACGAGCCCCCCAATCTCGGCGCGCTGCTCGAGAAGCTTACCCGCCCGGGCGAGCGCAAGCCTTTCAAGATCGTTTCACCCGAGCAATCCGCTCAAAATACAGAGGAGGCACCCTAATGCCCTACGACTACACTGACGCTCCGCTGCCACCGAAGATCGAACTGATTCCTGCCAACACCATCGCCACGGTGGTGCTGCACATCCGTACCGGCAATGCCGGCGAGGACGGCGTGCTCAAGCGCAGCAAGAACGGCGCCTGCGAGATGCTCGACTGCGAATTCGTAGTCGCTGATGGTCCGCACAAGGGTCGCAAATTCTGGGAGTACTTGATCATCCGGGGCACTACTGACGGACAGGCCCAGGTCGCCGATGGCAGTAAGCGCACACTCAAAGCCATTCTCGACTCTGCACTCGGTCTAAAGCCCGATGATGTAAGCCCGGAAGCGCGTGCCGCACGCACAGTCAGTCTCAAACAATTTGAAGGCATGACCTTCATTGCCAAGATTGGCGAGGAGAAAGGCGGGCCCATAAAGAACAAGCCCGGCGAATTCTATCCGGACAAAAACATCCTCGCGGGAGTGATCACGCCCGACAAGGCGGGCTGGAAGCCGGTCGAGCAGCCGCCGCCATTCAACGGTGGCGGTAGTAGCGCCCCGTCAGCGGCAGCAACGCTTCCTGTCTCTGCGCCCATCGCAAAACCGGGATGGGCAAGGGAAGCGCAATGAAAAAAGCCCGCGCCGTCGGGCAGGTCTCCCTGTCCGCAATCGAGGACCAGTGGCAGCGCGACGCCACTGCTGCCGCCATTACCGCGGCGCGCGGGGTCGTCCAGATGGACGGCCCCATTCCCCCGGGCACGCCAGTCGGGCGATTAAGCGACGTCGAGTGGGGCTGGGTCTTCAGCGCGACGCTGTTCGCCTGGATCAGCAAGCGCGCCCAGCAGGCAGCTGCGGAACAGCTCGACACCGAGCAGCTCATCCGTCTGATCGCGCTCGATCCCCAGCCATGGGACGCCGGTGCGGTGGCGGCGATCCTGCCGGAGCTTGCCGACGCCTGTGCCGAGATCGTCGACTGGTCGAAGCCGCTCGCGCAGTGGCCGCGCGACACCATCATCGCGTTCCTGCTCAAGGCCATGCCGCTGATCCGGAAGGCGGTGATCGCGCGTGATCTGAGCGACAAAGGTATCACCCGCCAATCGAGCGCCGACGTGATCGCGCGCCAGGTCAACGCTGCCGCGGGCGGCCCATTGATGACGCCCGACGAGTTCAATGACGAGATTGGAATCTGAGGCTCTCGCGTGCTCAACCTCAACCGCGCCAACCTATCGCTCGAATCGATCAACAGCGCGATCAACGACGCGATCGAGCGCGCAGCAGCGACAGTCGCCGAGCTTCCGCGCCCCTACCTGGGCGCATCGATTGTTGGGCATGAATGTGCTCGCCGCATTCAATACGACTGGTGGTGCAAGCCCGAGCTCGCGGCCAGGACGCGCGAGATTTTCGACCGCGGGCACTATTTCGAAGAGCGTATGCGCGGGCGTCTCATTGCCGCCGGTTTCAAGTTTGCGCCGCCCGAAGCGCTGGAGTTCACCGCTGCCAATGGTGCGCTGCGCGGTCACGCCGACGGCATCATCACCCACGGCCCCGACCTGCCAGGCGCCTATCTGATCTATCCCGCGATCTGGGAGCACAAGGCCCTCAAGGCCGAGGGCTGGCGCGGAGTCGAGCGCGACGGGCTCGAGAAAAAATATCCGCATTACCTCGCACAGGTCGCGCTGTATCAGGCATATCTTAACATCACCAATCCCGCGCTGTTCACGGTCACGAACGCCGATACGTGTGAGTGGCTGCACTTCTTCGTGCCGTTCAATGCCGAGCGCGCACAGCTCTGGAGCGATCGCGCCGTCAACATCATCGAGGCCACGCGCGCCGGCGAGCTCCTGCCCCGCGCCTATGACGATTCGAGCGACTGGCGCTGCCGTGTGTGCTCGCACAAAGGGCGGTGCTGGAGGTGAGCATGGGCGCACCCAATTCCGATCCGCTCGCCCCCGTTCTCCACAGGCTCGCGTCCTGCATCCGTCTGCTGCTGAGCGCCAACGATGGCGAGCGCACCGCTGCGATACTTGGCGTTCAACGCACTCTGCGAACCATTGGTGAGGATAAGAGCGTCGACATCCACACCCTGGCCAACCGTATCGAGAACGGCGGCGGCCTGACCGACGCCGACAAGCAGAAAATCCGCAATGAGATCGAGAGCGCCCGCGCCATTGGTTACGCCGAGGGCGTCAAGGCGGCGGAATCAAAGCAGCACGGTACCGGCGCGTTCCGCAATACCGACGGAAAGCTCGAGTGGACCGAGGTCGCGCTCTTCCTGCAGCGCGAGAAGCACCGGCTTCCCGACAGGCACCATGAGTTCGTTGACGACATGGCCGCGCGCACCGTGTACGGCCGCGAGCCGACCTCCAAGCAGCACCAATACCTGCACAGCCTTTTCCTCAAACTGGGCGGCAAGATCACATGAGCCCGCAACCACAAGCCAACCAAGCGCCCACCGAGCTCGAGGCCGCGCTCGAATACGCGCAGCTCGGCACCCCGGTATTTCCCTGCAACCCACTCGACAAGAAGCCGCTCACCACCCGCGGCTTCAAGGACGCCAGCAGGAATGAAGCGCAGATTCGCGCATGGTGGCAGAAGTGGCCCAACGCCATGATCGGCGCGCCGACTGGTCCTGCCAGTGGAATGTGGGTCGTCGACCTCGACCTCGATCCCGCCAGGAAGATCAACGGCAGGGCCACGCTCGACCAGCTGATCGCACAGCGCGGGCCAATTCCGGAGACGCTGACAACGATCACGCCACGCGGCGGACAGCATCTTATTTTCAGCTGGGATAGCAACGTCGAGATTCGCAACAGCGCCGGCAAGATCGGTCCCGGCGTCGACGTGCGCGGCAATGGCGGTTACGTCTGCCTGCCGCCGAGCCGGAACGCCACCGGCGGAGAGTATCGCTGGATCCCCAGCAGCGCCGCTCAGGCAGCGCCGGCGCCGGACTGGCTGGTCACGCTGGCCAAGGCCACCAAGGCTAAGGCCTGGGCGAAGGCTGCGCTCGAGCGCGAATGCAAGGCGGTTGCCGCCGCGCAGCCTGGCACCCGCAACAGCACGCTCAACACCGCCGCCTTCAACCTGTTTCAGATCATTGCCGGCGGCGGGCTCGATGAGCAGGAAGTACGCGATCGCTTATTCGAAGCAGCAGAGACCTGCGGGCTGGTCGCCGATGACGGTGCGGCGGCGGTACTGGCCACCATCGACAGCGGTGCGCAGGCCGGCCGGGCGCAGCCGCGCACGCGGCCGCAGCCGCCGCCCCAGGGCGCCCGTCCCACGATTCAGGTCATGGACGGCCAACTGCTGCGCATCCTGGGCGAGACCGAGGACGCGCTACTGGCATCGGGGCTGCCGATCTTCTCGCGCGCCGGCATGTTGGTCGAACCCGTCGCCGAGAACATGAGCGCCGCGGATGGGCGCAAGACAGTGGTCGCACGGCTTCGGCCACTTTCTCCCGAATCCTTTTTGGGACCGGCCGCGGAATCCGCAGCGTTCCAGAAGTACGATCGCAAACGCAACGCCTGGGTCGACACCGACCCACCGCTGCGGCACATGCGGGTGATTCTGGCGAGCGAACGGCGCTGGCGATTCCCGCACGTCACCGGCGTCATCAGTATCCCGACGCTGCGCCCGGATGGTTCGCTACTCGCCGACCCGGGGCACGATCCCGAGACGGAGCTCTATCTACTGCCGGGTTTCCAGCTCCCGCCGATTCCGGAGCATCCCAGCAAGGACCAGGCGCGCTCGGCGCTCAAGCTGCTGATCGATCTGCACTCCGAATTTTCCTTCCAGCAGATCGGCGGCGAGCACGAGAAGCAGCTCAACCGTTCTGTCGCACTCTCCGGCCTGCTCACGGCTCTGGTGCGCGGCTCACTCCCCACCGCCCCCATGTTGCTTGTGCGCGCGCACATGGCGGGGACAGGCAAGAGCTACCTTGTCGACACCGCCGCCGTGATTGCCACCGGCAGGCTTTGTCCCGTGATCACTGCACTCAAAAGCGTCGAGGAAACCGAGAAGCGCCTCGGATCCATAATCCTGAGCGGCATTCCAATGATCTCGCTCGATAATTGTACCCACGATGTCGGGGGTGAGTTCCTGTGCCAGATCGCCGAGCGGCCGGTGGTCAAGATCAGGATTCTCGGCCGCAGCGAAACGCCGGAGTGCGAGATCCATACCGCCGTCTACGCCACCGGCAACAACATCACGTTCATCGGCGACATGGTCCGTCGCGGCCTCACATGCAACCTCGAGACGCTGGACGAGCGGCCGGAGTTGCGAAAGTTCAGCCGCGACACGCTGCGCCAGGCCGTGACAAATCGGGGTGCCTATGTTGCGGCCGCCCTGACGGTCATGCGTGCCTATCTCGCTGCCGGCGCGCCACCGGTGTGTGGACCATTCGGTAGCTACACGGAATGGTCAACCATGGTGCGCAGCCCGCTAGTCTGGCTTGGTGAGCCGGACCCGGTCGCCAGCATTGATGCGACGCAAGCCGAGGATCCCGAGCTCGTCGACCTGCGAGAGATGGTTGATCACTGGCGGGGTGAGCTCAAGCTCGACGAGCCTTACAAAAGCGCCAGCATCGTTGAGGCCGCGTCTACGGCACCCGTTGGCTTCAATGCCCCAGTGTTCAAGCAATTCCTCATGCGCATCGCCGGCGATAAGGACGGCAATATCTCGGCCAAACGGTTGGGCGAATGGCTGCGTC